ATGGAATTTTTTATAACCTTGAGGGTCTTTTCTTGCCCATTCAGTCAAAGATTCAAACCCGCCAAACCTGGATGCCTGTTGATTTGAGACACCTGCTCTTGGAGATGCTTTAGTAAAATCTTCAACAATCTCCTCCAGAATGTCTAATGGTGCGTTGGTATATTTCTCACGTTTGGATTCTGGCAACTTCGATACTAACACATCTCTGCGATCTGCCACATATCCATCCAATTTCTCTTTATATGGTTTTAAGCTGTCAATCTCAGCTTTGGCTTCTGCCAAGAGTTGTTTATACTCACCTTGCTTTTCCAGTTCTGCTTTCCTGTGTGTTTCTTCATCGGAATCTCTCTTTGCAAGTTTAGTTTCATACTCTTTCAACTTGTCATTGACTTCCTTAAACCGAGAATATGGTATTGTATTCTCTGTTTTTACACTGTCAGTTTCAGTGATTGGCTCTTTTACGTCTGCCACGACTGTTTCATTTTCTACGACTTTTGTGTCTGACATTACTGTCTCCTTCTTTTATTTTATAAATTCGTCTTTGATATAATTAAACAGAGCAACAGGATAGAAAAATGAACCAATCAATATCCCGGATATATCTGTTCTGCCACTCAAATAGATTGCTCTGTATTTATCAGAGAATATCCAGGTGAATAACACCGCCAAATATCCGGCACCGTATATCATAATGATGGTTTTCATACACCCACCTTAATCACGGTTGTCTTGCCTGATTGTTTTTTAATCTTTCTGCCAACTTCCTTGTCTAATCTGTTTAGTATATAATTCTGTAATTCTTTAGGTAGTGCCTTACTGGATGATGTGATCTCTCTACCCATCTCCTGATTATGCACAACCCTCTCAGCAAATGAACCTGTCCATCCAATCTGCACACCTGACCTTGATGCACCCCTGACCTGTAAATCCCTTAGCATATCACCGGTAAGTGTGAGGTCTGGTTTGGTGGATGTAGATGATTGTCTTTTATATTTACCTGCTGCTTTATTCTTTTTATAATCAGCTGTATAAGATTTAAAAGAACCCTCCAATCCTTTGCCGGATTTAGTTCTCTTGCGTAATCTCTCAGAGACTTCTTCACCTAATTTTATCCACCATTGTTTGTTTGGTCTAATTTCCAACTGAAACACCTCTTGCAGTTACCGGGTTATAATTCTTCCTTGTCCCTATTTCTTTTCTTGCCTGTGAATCTTTGGTTTTCACTGTGCTTGTGACCATTGTCCATCTATGTCTGCAATTGAATCCACCACCATCAACAAATGCACCGCCATAACTTGATTCAACTTCTGACTGTGTGAGTTCTCCCGCTGCAATCATATCCAAACACACATCCCTTGTCCTGTCATCCAATGCACCCTGATAATAATATTTAGTATCTTCCGGCATTTCATCTGCCATTATCTTAGTCACATTCCGGGAATAACTATTCAGAGCAGTGTTTGCCAGTGTTGCTGCCTGGTCTTTGCGTAATACACCGCCCATTCCGTCCAGAATGCCCCTTGTTAGTTCGCTTTCTGATACATCTGCCAATACACCCCTGGCTAACTGTTGCCTGACTGTATTCGCCATATTCTGTGATTCACTCATAAAAAATGCTCTGTCTATTTCAATCAATGCCTGGAGTGATTCCTCAGTTACTGCACCAAATCCATTCAGGTTTTCTAATACATTGGCATAGGTCAGCATCAGGTTATCAATATCAGATTGTAATCCTAAATCATTCAGCAGGTAGCTCTCCATATCAATTGCCTCTAATACCTGGACAATCTGAATATTGGTGAGTCCCTGTTGTCTTAAATCAACTATCTGTTGGACCAGTTCTATCTGCACACGTTCAATTGCATCTGCAAAGATGTTGGCTGATGTATCTATACCACTTTGTAATATATCAGGCATTTATCGGTTTCTGTAATGCACCCAAGAGTCCACCGGTTTTAGGTGTAGGTGTGTTCATTTCTTTGTTTGCTGTTATAATTTCTTCTGCATCTTCCTTTTTGAGTTCTGCATCCTTGCTCATTAGATAATCAATGGGGGATGCCAGATTGTGTTGAAATAACCAATCCCATTTGGCTCTTTCATTCTCCGGATCAGGAAAGTCTATTTCTGTGAAGTTTATAAACATATCTTCAGGGAGATTGATATTGCCCTCAACCTCAGATATTGCTCTTTCAATACCATAGACTTGTTTCTCAAGTGTCCGGTATTTATCTACATCATCCTCTCTTGCTTCCAGGAGTTCAAGGTTGTTAAGTTTAATTGCTACACCTGATTGATTACCATTCACACCCCAATCAAATGAAAGGTGGTGATTGGTGGAGAGTAGTGTCAGTTGGTCTTTGATTGCTTCAATGCAAACCTGAATATTGGTAGATGGATTGACAGAATACATCCTGCCATCTTCCAATACTGTGAGTTTGTTTAATCCTATCTGGATATTATTAGCATCAACCCTGCCTTCTGCTGCCAAGATTCCATCACTCATTCTCAGCTTGAATGCCAGTTGTGTTAATTGCTGGTCAATCTGTTTATTGGCTTCTGCTATGTCAAACCCTTCACCGGTTGTCCAGAACTCATCTATGGGATCATTGTGCAGGAATACAAAAGGCATTACTCCATACGGATTAATCATATCCAGGTTATCTTCTGATGGTGCTATTCTCCTGCCTTGATAATCAAACAGGAAATGCTCATCATTTGACCAGTATGCAAATATCTCATTCTGAGATTGTGTTCGTGATCCTGTGGGGTGCTTTAGTGAATACACCACAGCCACAGGGTTTAAATAATCACCGTTGTCAAAGATAGGTTCAAATTCAAGCAATGGTTCATACTCGAGATTCATACCATTCCATTTCACCCTCACTGCCATAGTCCCTACAAGGTTATGAATCCTCTCCATCTGTTTGAGTTTAATATTCTTGGTTGGTATTAAATCCTGATACTTGTCATCTGCTTCTCTCACTGGTGCTTTCTTATACACCAGCGAGATTCTATCAATTAATCTCTTGGTTAGTTTGGTGGTATAAAGGTCAATCTCTTGATTAATACTACCTTTAAATTTGTCTTTTATAAATCTCTTTGTATTGTTGTAGGTGTAATAATCAATAGCAGTGTTCCGGTCTTTAAAGAATGAATCTATATTGTTTGATTTAAAATTCTTTAAGGCATCCTTAACTGCTTTCTCTGCTGATGAAAATACTATCATACTATAAATGTCCTTGTTTCGGGTTTATGTATGGGATGTCTGTATTCTAACCCATACGTTGCAGCATCAAAGGAGTGTGTCCTTTTAATGTCTGACTTATCCAATCCGCCATTCTTATCTCTCTGGCATAGTTCCAGGTCTTTAATGAGTTCAATACAGCTTGGTGAAACTGTCATTTTAACTTCATCCTTCGCATTGAGTAGCTTTGCATTCAAGGCATTAATCCTGTCCCTGTGAGATGGGTGAGCTTTACGTGCTATCACCTGGTAGCCAAAGTCTCTTAATATATCGTGATCTGATACTGAGGATGTGGTGCTTCTGGCTTTACCTGCTGGATCGGGATATACTTCAACAATACCATTCCATTTGTCTCTCATAGCTTTAGCCATCTCAGTAGTGTTAGAATTAGCAAGACGTATCTCATCATAGTAATGCACCGTTCCATCAGTATATTCACAGACTGCAACTGCACTCATATAGTCCACATTGAAATCAATACCAACCCACTTAGTGCTGCTAAGGTCATCAGTATCTTTTACATTCACATTCCTGTCGAAGTTATATGCAGCCCTGTTTCCAACAGTCTCAAAGGATGCTTCCATCTCCTGGCGGAATACTCTCTCATCCATCCGGCTCTTTAATTTTTCAATCTCTTGTGTCTCTACATAACCTGAATCAATTGTTTTAAACTGCCAACTCATCCATTCAGGATCATTGGATTGTCCCTTATTGTAATACTCATATAATTGTTTGTATGAATCAGGTGTGCCAATAAACATTGCAGGTGCTTGTTTGTCTGCCATCATTGGCATAAGTATCTCCGGGATTACGTGTGGTTTCATATAGTCCACTTCATCAACCACAGCCCTGGTCAAACCCACACCCCTGAGGTTATCTTCATTGTCAGCACCCTTAATGGATATTTCAGCCCCATTGTTGAGTGTGATTGATAGATTGGATTCATTAACACTTCCATCCAACCGACCACGAAAAATCTGCCGGAGTAATGGGAATGCTATCATCTTCCCCTGTCGGTATGTAGGTGCAATATACCAGAGCTTCGATTCCTTCAATATGCTCCCAGCCAACAACCACATTAGTGCCAGGTGAGTTTTTCCCCATCTTCTCCCTGCCACCACAACCTTGAATCTTGCCGGATGATCTATTATTTTTCTTCTTAAACCATCTAATTGCCATTTCATTCTTCCCTCTGGAATATGATAATAGGTTCTTCATTAATATCCTTATGTCTATCAACTGCCTTGCCTTCCATCCTGTCAAAGAACATCTCAGCAGCTTTAAGTGAACCCCTCTCGGCCATATTTAATACTTTGTCTATAATCTTCTCTTTCCGGGTTCTGCTGTCAGTTCCCTTGATAGATGACAGTTCATTGAATACATCATACAGACTTCCACGTCTGCCATTGGGATTGGCATTTTCACCTGGTTTAAACCGGTTTCCAAGTTTGTTTCCTTTGGCAAATTGCCCATTAGACCGTTGATTTCCCGTTTGTTTTCCGTTAGTTTTGCTCATTTTTAATCAGTGCTAAATGAAATGAATTGTTAATTTCTGTGATTAGATTGCCTATTTTCGATGTTTCAATATCAAATACATCAAACTCCAACCGCCAGTTGCCTGTGGATTTGAGGTTCTTAATTCCAACGAGTTCGCATTGTATTGTTAGTGCTTCTGTCATATATAGTAATTAGGGGTTCTTGCACTCTGTTGTCTGCCAGGTATAATTACTTTGTGCAGGTTCTGACAAAAACCCCTAAAAAACACCAGGTTATTTAATTAAAAAAGATTAGGTGTGTTACTATATAGGTGAGGTTCGGGCTGTTTTATACCCTATTTTGAAATATTTATTATTTTCTCGACGGTCTTTTTTATTCGGACACTTATGGTTTTCTGGGAAACTCTGTTTTTATCTGCAATTTCCTGCTGCGTATAACCTGCCAACCAAAGAGTCATTATTGCCCTCTCTTTTGGGGTTAAATACCTGCGGATAAAAGACCATTCTAATTCCCAATCATCATCAGTAATGGATAATGCTTCCATTATTTTTACTTTAGGAATGAATACTGATTTGTCATTCCAGACACCTTGAGTATAACTGGCATCAGTTACATCTTCTGCATCCTGAAAGTCTGTGAGTATTACTCTGCGTTTCCAATCTATTGATTTTGCCATTTTGATTCCTTTCGTTTAATTGAAGGAATCTCAGGCAGGAGGGGGGGGTTGTGTTACCTAATTGGTTTTAGGTAAAAAAAGAGGAGAGATCATTGAGTCGTGATTTGTCTCTCCTCTTTTGCCGTAATTCAGACAGTCCCTTATCTGAATTGTTTACCTAATCTGCTTTAGGTGAATATTTTAAACACTCATATCAGCATTAAAAACAAGGTCTGAATAAATGATATTTTCAATTGATTTTTCACCTAAATTAAACCGGCTGGTGAGTATGTCTAATTTTTGTCTTTGATTAAATTTAGTGTAGTTTGATAATACAGTCCAGCATTCTTCAATCTTGGCATTCCTTACAGCAAGTTCAATGCCATCTATAATTTTAGTCTGATGTTTGGCAGGGAGGATTCTAATCATCTTCTGTCAGGGTCTGGTGTCCAGGGAACATTGTAATCTAAAAAATCATCATAATGTATAATTGCATAGGTTGGTTTATTGTCTGCTCTAACCAGGACAACGTCACATCCTTCTGGTGGTTCTAAATATTCCGGGAGTCTCTTTCTTCTCTTGCATTGTGCATTCCATCCTCCAATCACTGCATCAACTTCTTTTGTTAATCCTAATG